TTAGTTGATAATTGATATTGTGTCGACAGCCGCATTGTCTTTTTGCTTCATTTTTTTAGTGATATGAATGTAAATAGCTTTTGTTATTTTGTCATCGTGATGTCCCAATCGGCGGGATATCTGTTCTGCTGACATAGTTTCTGCCAGAATGGAAGCGTGTGTGTGCCGCAGCTTGTGCGGAGTTATCTCTCTGCCAAGAACTTCAGAGGCGGCTGTTTTCAAGTGTAGGTTATAGGTTCCATAGGATAAATAGCCGCCTGTCTTCAAGTGCGGCATAAAAAGTGTGCTTTTAATTCCATTTTCAAACATTGTTTCTTTTCGCCAAAGTCTGAGTTTTTTTATAAGTAAGAGAAGCTCAGGCTGTATATGAAGATTTCTGATTGAATCACTTGTTTTGGCTGACGTTGCGTATTTGGTTGCAGGGTAGTAAGTCTTGGTAACATGAATAGTTTTAGATGTAATATCCACATCTGAATCTTCAAGTGCCACAAGCTCCCCAATCCTCATGCCTGTAAGAATCAGAAAATAGGATATATAGTAGTCCTGCCAGTGGTTATTGTCTATTATAAAGTAATTAAGTAATTTTGTTATCTCATCATGTTCCAGATATTCATTGCTGATGTCATATACCTCTGGTATTTCGTCGGAGCTCTCTTCACTGATATAGTCGAGTTTTAATAGTATATCATGATTTGAGTGATAGTCGTTTTTCACCCCCCATTTTAGAGCAAATTTCAGATATTTTATATATCCGTTTATTGTGCTGATTTTTTTACCGGTAGCAAGAAGTTGATCATATATATAGCGGGGAGAAAGTTTGTCAACGAGTACATCATTACCGATTGTGCTTACACAACGATATATATATGATTTCTCAGTTACAATTGTACTTTCTTTCCTCTTGCACTGCCGTAATGATGCTATATAAGCATCAGCCAGCTCCCCTAGCGTTGTATCAGATCGGACAGGAGAGGAAGTCTCGGCTTTCTCAATCTTCCCGGCAAGGATCCTTGCCGCCTTGTTTCTGTTCTGAGGTGATGCCTTAGGCATCGTCACGGTGACCTTCTTCACCTTCTCTGTGAGCGGATCTGTGTACCTCTCACAATACTTTACGGTTCCATTTTTTTGTATTTCTGACCACATAATATCAACTCCTATCTAAAAATAGGCATAAAAAATAAGCCTACTAAAATGAGAAGGCTTATGATATAATGTAGCTTGATCAGAGCGTTATTCATAAGCCTTCGGTTTGTGGGTAACTTCCCTCAGGTGTTCCACCACCTGGGGGATTTAATAACAAGTCCTTAGCAACGTCCTCCCGCTATGAGGGAAGTGACAACGCTCTGGACTTTTATTTATTTTTATCAATCATCTTCTTAACAGCTTTATCAAAGTCTGACTCTATTTTTTGGTTTTTGTTGAACAACGAATATTCTTTCTCTGCTTTAGCTTTTGCAGCCTTTGAGGATATATATCCCTTGTCAGGCAGAATATTATATCTTCTGAATGTAAGAAACTCATTTACACTATTGGCAAACTCTTCCATGGTAAATGTGTTCTCACGTTCTATAAGGTCTTCAATATAATCAAAATATCCGGTAACAGTACGTTCAAGCTGACGAATTTGCTTTTCGTCAAGATAGTTCTTTGCTATAGAGACATCGGATTTTAAAACTCTGCCATCTGGGGCGTTTTTCCATGTAACAAGTCCCATGTGCTCTTTTGTGTGATCGGCAGAGGTATATACTTTTTCAGCAGCAGTTTGTCCAGTGATTGCATAATGAAATTTATTTTGTACCATTGCGTAAAAGTCATGAGTGATCTGTGAATTTTTATCATAATCTATACTGCACTCTGCGAATATATCTGTAATCTGTTGCCATATTCTGCGTTCGCTGGCTCTGATCGAACGAACTCTTTCAAGAAGTTCTCTAAAGTAATCTTTGCCAAATGCGGTTTTGCCCTGTTTAAGACGTTCATCATCCAATACAAAGCCCTTTGTTATATATTCTTTTAAAATGTTGGTTGCCCATATTCTAAAGTGTGTAGCTCGTATGGAGTTGATTCTATATCCTACCGATATTATGGCATCCAGATTGTAAAACATAGTCTCTTTTGATTGGGTTTTGCCGTCTAATGCTCCATGTGGAGTGGTTGTTTCCATTTTGGAAATAACCACTTCCTTGTTTAATTCGCCATCGGCAAATATGTGAGACAAATGCTTATTGATGGCTGGAATCTGGACACCAAATAACTCAGCCATACCTTTTTGTGTGAGCCATATGGTATCGTCCTTTATCAAAGCATTAACAGATACATCCTCTTGTTCTGTTTTATATAAGAGAAATTGAAATTCTTGCATAAGTATATCCCTTCATTTGTTAATTATTTTTGCAATCCATGCGCATAAGCCTCAACAACATCGGCAGAGCCTTTGTTGAAGTCGTCCCTGTCTATGTGTCCGATAGCGTGGATATAAGCGTCATTTAGCTGTTCCTGAGTGAATCGTGAATTGAGGAAGATAGTGTAAGAGCCATCTTCGTTACTGGTCACGGTTTCTTTAATCTTGGTAGATTTTAAATCCATCATCTGTACGTTTATATATTCCAAAGAAATCATCCCTTTCAAATGTAGTCAGAAAAACAATAACAAAATCAGTGGGATGTTTTATGTGCATTATCGTTTCTCTTTATTCTTGAGAGCCATGAGCATTGTGTGAACTGTCTCCAAGTCCTCTGGCTCTGCATCCCTTGCGGCATCGAAGAGAAGAGAGAGCTGTTTGTTCTCGAATATCTCTTGTGCTTTCTGAGCTGTTTCATCGTCAAAGTAATATGTAGGCTTGGCTGGTTCTTCATCCATGTCGAATCCCATCAACCACATAGCATTTACTTTTAAAACTTTTGCAAGTTTCGGTGCTGATATGTTAGATGGTTTATGACTACCATTAACATATTGGCTTATGGAGGCTTTGCTAACTCCACTTCTATCTGCAAGTTCTTGTGCACTCATATTTATATTATTCATAGCTTGTTTTAATCGGTTAGCAGTTGTTGGCCATTTCATATACTAAACCTCCTCTATCTATATATGCATATTTTATATTTGGATTATACAACAACGTTTAACCGAAATCAAACAAAAAGTTAAAAAACTTTAAACTTTAGGGTTGACAACTGAGTTAAACAGGGTTAAACTAGCATTAAAGTTAAACGAGGTTTAACAAATGCGAATGGAAGGAGGTACGACAATGCCATATCAGTATGACAAGCTGAGAGGAAGAATAATAGAGAAGTACGGAACGCAGGGTAATTTTGCCAAGGCATTGGGATTATCAAGTAATTCTGTATCAAAGAAGTTGAACTGTAGAACTGGATTTACTCAGGAAGAGATGAACAAGTGGGCTGAACTACTTGACATTGATTTAAAGGACTATCCAGCGTATTTTTTTGCTTAGAAAGTTAAACAGAGTTTAACCGATAAGAGAAAGGAGAGGCATGACAACAGGGAAGTTAAACAAAATACTGGAAGCACTGGACGGAATCAGTTATTTGGACTGGGTTAAGTTGGAGAGAGAAGTGAATCAGAGATTCAATGCCGATATCCGCTTAATGTCAAACACAACACCATTAAGGGATACCGACAAAGTCTTTAAGGAACTGGCTAAGTGTGATTCTAACCTTCGACAGTCTGAATAAATATAGGATTTATTCGGTAGACAACACCCTTGTAAAGAATTTTCACATAGTCAAGTTCGTAATAGGTATCTGGCTTGCGATTTTCAGGAGCGTAGATAACTGCGTTTTCTTCATACCACATATCAGGAGACTTGCCATCGTTACCTATTTTGCAATCTGGGTCATCGTTCAAACACACCCAGTTGCCAATAAGACATGCATAAATCTTCATAGTTTCACCTTCTTTCGTATGGATTGATGCTTGATGCACCTATGGAAATTATAGGGTGAAATGATGAGGACGACAAGAAGAAAGGAGGGAAGTAATGCTCAAGAAGATATACACAGAGCTTGTACAGATAAGAAAAGAGCTCCAGACAATCAGAAAGCTGCTGGAGCCAAAGCCGAATCCTGTTGTCGTAATTCAGAAAGAGTATGGAGAGGAACCAAAGAAAAGATGTTGACCACGATCATTGGCATAGCCATTGGGACATTTGTCGGAAGGTTGATTTTCGACATTTGGAAATCAAGAAGGAAAGGAGATGGGAACGTTGCACCATTACATAACAAAATATACGGAGAAGGGGATCCGATACGCTGAATCATGGTTACAGATCAATTTGCCATTTGGTAGATGTATTTGTTTCAGCAGAAAAAGGATAAAAATACAGGAGCCACCTCATACCTAGATGACCCCCATAAGAGTTAAACCTTCTTCCAGTTACGACCTTTTTCCTGAGTTGGAGGAAGTCGATCACCCTGATCGATATGTACCTGTCTTGGCTTTGGTACAGATCCTCCACGTGGCCCTACTTCCTTATAACTTCCAGGAGATAAGTTGTCAGTGCCTGGTTTGTATAACGGAGTGCTCATGATATTCACCTCTTTTCTAGATATATTGTTATGAACGTTTGTTCACGCACTATATATAGTACTCAAGGAAAGGAGAATGTCAAGTGGATAAAAGTGAAATATTACAGGCCGTTGAGAGAGAAAGAATCAGACAGGGCATGTCAAAGCGTAAATTGGCTGAAAAGGCAGGATTTACTGACAGGAGCTTGTATATGTGGGAATCAGATAAAAGAGGAATGACATTGACCAATGCCGACAGCTTACTAAAAGCGGTTGGGCTGAGGCTGGTCATAGAGAAAGGAGAGTGAGAGTGATGAGCAGAGCGGTCAAAGACATACAGGTAATAGGTGTCAGGGAGATTGGCCGGTTGCCGTACATAAGCAAGGCGAAAATGATGAAGATATTTGAGATGTCATTATCTACAGCAACCAGACGTATAGCAGATCTTGACAGATATGTCCAGTCTGGCAGATATGGACCATACACCATACTGGATGGTGCCGGAGTAACAAGGGTCAATGTGCTTGCCTTGGTGGATTATCTGAAGTACAAGAAACAGCTTGACGCTGGCAGACGAGTGCCGCCGTTCGACATAAATAAGGTAGCAAAAGAAGCCGTCATAAACTGGGATGAATTAGATCCCTGACAATAAAAAAGCACCTTTGGAATAGCAGTTCCGCCGGTGCATAGAAAAATACTCAAGAAAATCATAGCAGAAAAGGGAGAAGAAAGCAAATGAAGAGGAGAAACATGGACACAAAGGTTATAAGTGCATCATGCCTAGTTGCCATGGCTGCGGTACTTGTAAGACTCATATATAAAATGGCGACAGACTTTAGGTGGTTTATGACCATATCAACAGGAATGCTCATCTTGTACATAATCGGCACTATGGCGATAGAGATCGGTTTGTACTACATCGTCCTTGCCATGAAGGACATAGACGATGCAAGGGAAGCCATGGAGGATAGGCTGAATGGTTGAAATGAAGGTGCTCGGAAGTCATGAAGAGTGGCTTAAGGCAAGGACCAAGATAGGCGGGTCGGATGCCTCGGCGATCTTTGGGATGAGCCCATACAAGACCAATGTGGATTTGTTCAAAGAGAAAGCCTACGGCATAGAGCCTGAGGACATATCAGATAAGCCTTATGTCAAGTATGGAACAGAGGCAGAAAAGCATCTGAGGGAGTTATTCAAGTTGGATTATCCACAGTATCAAGTTGGATATGTGGAAAACAACATGTTCACGAATGATAAGTACCCATGGGCGCATGCAAGCCTTGACGGATGGCTTATGGACCAGGATGGACGCAATGGTGTGCTTGAGATCAAGACCACAGAGATCCTGCAGTCAAGTCAGAAGAAAAAATGGGATAACAGAGTGCCAGATAACTATTACATACAGGTGCTTCATTACTTGATGGTGACAGAGTTTGAATATGCGGTACTCAAGGCACAGCTCAAGTTTGAAATTGATGGAGAGGTATATTTGCAGACCAAACACTATCCGATAGAGCGGTCAGAGGTAGAGGATGACATCCAGTATCTTATTGATGCTGAGAGAGAGTTCTGGGAGAGCGTACAGGCGAAGAAAGAGCCGCCGCTGATACTCCCGGAGATATGAAAGGAAAATGGCAATGTATTACAACGAATGTCCGCAGTGCGGTGCTTACCTTGATCCGGGCGAACACTGTGACTGTGAGGAAGAGAGACAGCGACAGACACAGCGTATCATGTCGATGATACGAGAGAACAAGAACAATAACCAGTATGAGCTGGTGCTGAATTAGGAGGTTAAAAATGGAATTAAGAGTTAATGAGGTAGCGATACCGGAGAAGATTGATTTTAACTACGAAGAGCTCAAGGCTGAGCTTATATCTAAGGTCTCATTTTATGAGACGCTTGTCTACACAGATGACCAGATCAAGGACGCAAAGGCAGACAAGGCGAACCTTAACAAGTTAAAGAAAGCCCTCAATGACGAGAGAATAAGAAAAGAGAAAGAATACATGCAGCCGTTTAATGTGTTCAAGGCTCAAATCAACGAGATCATAGGTATCATAGACAAGCCTATAGCGGTGATAGACGAACAGGTCAAGGCATACGATGAGAAACGCAAAGCTGAAAAGCAGAAAGCCATTGAAGATCTGTTCTCTCAGATAGGTTTCCAGAACTTTGTCACGTTGGAAAAGATCTGGGATCCTAAGTGGTTGAATGCATCGGTATCGATGAAGAGTATAGAAGATCAAATGAAGTCAAGAATGTATGAGATCGGCAATGGAGTGCTTACACTCAGTCAGCTCCCGGAGTTTGGCTTTGAGGCTACAGAGGTATTTAAGGAGACATTAGACATTAACAAGGCCATTTCTGAGGCTAAGAGAATGTCAGAGATTGCCAAGGCAAAGGCAGAAGCTGAGGCAAGGAGAAAGGCTGAGGAAGAGTCACGAAAAGCAGCAGAAGAGGCAAGACGAAAGGCTGAGGAAGAGCGCAAGGCACAGGAAAAGGTTGCCGAGGAGCAGAGAGCCGCAATGGCAAAGGCTATGACACCACCAGAGGAGGTACAGCCGACACCAGTACAGGAGTCACAGCCGGAACCACAGAAGATGGTAGTCAAGTTTGAGGTAGAACTTACAACAGAAGATGCAACGGCTCTGAGAGAGTTCTTCCAGAGCAGAAATATAACATTTAGAGCGATTAAGTAGGAGGTATACAAGATGATTAAAGTAGAAATAGACTCAGTATCAATGAGAGGGAATACTCCGGTGCTAGTAATGGAGTTAGCACTTGCAATGAAGAGTTTAAGGGAGTCACTTGCTAAAAGATATGGAGAGGTTGCTACAGAAGAGTTGATAAGTAGAGCCATGGAAGCGTCCAAAGCTGAGGGAGACATTAACGAGATTATGAGTGACCTCATAGATGATGTCTTATTTAAGATATTGCCAAAAGCCAATATAAACAAGGACAACATAAGGGAAATGCCACAGGCTCTGAAAGAGGTACTGCGCAAGATGTTAGAAGATATGATTATGCATTAGGAGGTAACACATGGCAGCATCAGTGCAGATCACGTTAATTATATGCATAACAATAATCGTTTTAGTTTTCATAGGAGGTAAGAAGAAATAATGGCAGTAAATAACAGTTTAGTAGCAAAAAGTAAAGCACAGCAGAATCTGGGAATTACAGAGTATCTTACAAAAGATGCAATCAAGAATCAGATCAACAAGGTGGTTGGTGGCAAGAATGGACAGAGGTTCATATCTGCTATCGTATCAGCATATAACACCAACCCTACACTTCAGGAGTGCACGAATCAGTCGATTCTTTCAGCTGCACTTCTTGGTGAGAGCTTACAGCTTTCGCCATCTCCACAGCTCGGACATTATTACATGGTCCCATTCAACAATACAAAGACTGGCGTCAAGGAAGCTCAGTTCCAGATGGGATATAAGGGATATATTCAGCTTGCGATCCGTTCCGGTCAGTATAAGAGACTGAATGTTGTCGCAATCAAGGAAGGGGAGTTGGAATACTTCGACCCACTCAACGAGGATATCAAGGTCAATCTCATGGTTGATGACTGGGACAAGCGTGAAGAGGCTGAGACCATCGGCTACTATGCAATGTTTGAGCTTGTGAACGGATTCAGAAAGACAATGTATTGGAGTAAGGCTCAGATGCTTGCTCATGCGGACAAGTATGCACCGGCATTCTACAAGGACGCTGGAAAGGTCAAGACAAAGTACGGAGAGAAGCAGAGAGTATCATATGCTGACTATGAGGCTGGCAATTATGATCCGAGAGATTCATGGATGTATTCATCATTCTGGTACAAGAATTTTGATGGAATGGCTTACAAGACAATGCTCCGTCAGCTAATCAGTAAGTGGGGAGTAATGAGCATAGATCTCCAGAAAGCATTTGAGGGTGACATGGCAACCTTGGACGCTGAGGGACATCCTACATACGTTGAGAATGACAATGATGAGTATGTGGAAGCCACAGCAACAGAGATGAATGAACCAGAAGCACAGGCTCCACAGGCAGAGCCACAGGATACTCAGAATACACAGAACAGTGTTCAGGATCCACAGCCAGCACCGGCAGAAAATCCACAGCCAGAGATGAACGCTGCCGAGGCAGCACTGTTTGGAAGTTTCAAGTAGGTTACATTGACATTACATAATACATCACAACACGCAGCGTAATGTCTTAGCATATATCCCTGTTGCTTTTATTTGAGGGTGACAGGGGGAAAGGAGCATCGATGGCTCGGAACAGGTCAAGAGCCAAGTACGGCAACAGGAAGGTTGTAATAGACGGCATCACATTCGACAGCAAGAAAGAAGCTCAGAGATATACAGAGCTGAAATTGCTTGAGAAAGCTGGCAAGATAACAGGCTTGCAGCTTCAGAGAGAATTTGAGCTTATACCAGCTCAGAGAGAACACACAAATGAGATATATGAAAAAGGACCCAACAAGGGCAGATTCAAACCGGGAAAGCTCCTGGAGCGTAAGTGCTCATATGTGGCTGATTTTGTTTATTGGGACTTAGAAAACAACTGCATGGTTGTTGAAGATGCGAAGGGCATGAGAACAAAGGAATACATTATAAAGCGCAAGTTGATGCTCCACATATATGGAATCAGAATCAAGGAGGTATAGATGATAAATGGCAGGCAGACCAACCAAAGCAGGACTTGATTACTTTGAATTGGATTGCCACATGGAAGAAAAGGTCAGATTGATACAAGCTGAATTTGGACTGAAAGGCTTTGCGGTACTTGTCAAACTCTATCAGAAAATCTATGGAGGATTTGGTTACTACTGTGAATGGACTACAGACTCGTTGTTGCTCTTTATGTCGGAGAACGGTTTACCGAGTGACAATAAAAATTTAATAGCAGATATAGTGGCAGCTTGTATCAGAAGGGACATTTTTTCAGAACAACTTTTTAATGATTTCAATATCTTAACATCTGAAGGGGTGCAAAAAAGATATTTGAATGCTACGTCCAAGCGAGAAAAGATTGAACTGAAAAAAGAGTACCTTTTAATTGCTGTACCCGAAAATAATAAAAAAGTGGTAATAAATTCAATTTTTGACGGAAGAAATTCGATAAATGGTGGAAGAAATACACAGAGTAAAGGAAAGGAAAGTAGAGAAGAGAAAAGGAAATTAGAGGAAACAAGATTAGACAATACACCCCTTATAGCCCCCTTGCAGGTGGCAAATGATGAGCCCAAAACGAAAAGAGTACGTAAGACCAAAGAGGATAGTATTCAGATTTTGGATAGGCTCATACTGAATTATTCCATGTCGGATTTTCTTTTGGAGAAAGTCAGAGAATGGATTGAGTATAAGGTTGCCAGAAAAGAGGATTATGTTGAACAGGGCATGAAGTCGTTACTAACCAAAATATCCAAAGAGGCACAGAAAAATGGAGATGCGGCGGTGGTAGATGTAATCGACCTGTCAATGGGAAACAGCTACAAGGGGATCTTATGGGATAAGATCAGCAAAAATAACAATCAGCAGCCATTTTCAAGAAATGGTGAGCGGGACATTTTAAATGAATGGAGGAGTAGTTAATGACAAGAGAAGATGTGCAAGATTTACTTGCTATGGTGCAGGCTACATATCCAAATTATAACCCGCCTAGTAGAACAGCGGCGGTTAATGCATGGACTATGGCATTAGAGGAATACAGCAAGGATGAAATTGCCATGGCATTTAAGGTCTATATGCAAACAAATACAAGCGGGTTCGCACCGGCTCCTGGACAACTGATTGATAAAATTCATTCAATCACCCAACCGCAGGAGCTGAATGAAATGGAGGCATGGGCATTGGTCAGCAGAGCAATACGAAACAGTGCATACAATTCGGCGGAAGAATATGCAAAGTTGCCTCCGGCTGTTCAGAAAGCAGTTGGACTTCCAAGTCAACTTCGAATTTGGGCGTTAGATGAAGATTTCAATGAGCAAGTTGTAATGTCACAGTTTCAGCGTTGCTATCGTACTGAGGTTGCAAGGGCACAGGAAATCGCAAAAATGCCAACCGAAGTAAGGCAGCTCGTTCAGAATATCGCTCAGGGCAGTTCTACTGAAATAGACAATTTAAGGAAACATGCGATAAGTTCCTTGCCTGCAGGAAATGAAAGCAGAATTAAGGTACTGGAAGATAAGTCAGAGGGTGTTCCGATACCAGATAGGATTAGGGAAAAAATAGAGGAAATGAGGAAACGGTGAGGATCCTTGCCGATGATCTAAACAAATAACACACGAAAGGAGCCGAACCTCCGGCCGGGGTAATGCTATAGCGGGTTCCTGAGAAGTGAATGACATACAGAGAGTTTTTAGAGAGCAAGATAGAGCTTGCTACTGACAGCGGCTTTGAGGTCGATAAGAGCCGCATAAATAAAGCCCTAAAGCCACATCAGAGTGATGCGGTGGCATGGGCGCTGAAGGGTGGACGTAGAGCCTTGTTTGAGTCGTTTGGGCTTGGCAAGACTGCACAGGAAATAGAGTTTTGCCACCTTGCAGCAGAGCATACAGGAGGCAGAGCACTCATAGTGCTGCCACTTGGAGTAAAGCAGGAGTTCACAAGGGATGCTGTAGAGCTCCTGGGCTATGAGAAACCTGAATATTGCCGAACCATGGAAGAGGTTGAGGCAAGCACAAGTCAGATCGTTCTGACGAACTATGAGAGAGTGAGAGACGGAGATATAGATCCATCGTATTTTACGGCAACCTCACTTGATGAAGCATCCGTGCTTAGATCATTTGGATCTAAGACATACCAGACGTTCCTTGACAAGTTCAAAAATGTACCTTACAAGCTCGTAGCGACCGCTACACCATCACCGAACAAGTACAAGGAGCTTATACACTATGCCGGATATCTTGAGGTAATGGACACAGGACAGGCACTTACAAGATTTTTCCAGAGGGATTCAACAAAGGCAAATAACCTGACACTGTACCCAAACATGGAAGATGAGTTCTGGCTGTGGGTTTCCAGTTGGGCATTGTTCATCACAAAGCCATCGGATCTCAATCCTGATTATTCCGATGACGGCTATGTGCTCCCTCCACTGGATGTGAGGTGGCACGAGATACCAATACACTACGGAGATTCAGTTGACAGGGACGGCCAGATGGAGCTTTTCACTCAGGCTAGTACAGGACTTAAAGAAGCCGCAAAGATCAAGCGTGAGAGCATAGATGCCAGGGTTGAGAAGATGAAGGAGATAGTTGACAGTTCGCCGGAGGAACATTTTATTCTGTGGCATGATCAGGAAGCAGAGAGACACGCAATCAAGAAAGTATTGCCAGAGACAGTGGATATATACGGATCCATGGACTACGACCTCAGAGAACAGAGAGTTATAGATTTTTCCAATGGCAAGACAAGGCTATTTGCCACCAAGAAGTCAATCAGTGGTTCAGGATGTAACTTTCAGCGATTCTGCCACCGGGAGATATTTGTTGGCATTGACTATGAGTTCAATGACTTCATACAGGCGGTGCATAGGTGTTACAGGTTCCTGCAGCAGAATACAGTAGTTATAGACATCATCTACATGGAGAATGAGCGGGAGATCAAGGATGCACTGATCGAGAAGTGGAAGAATCATAATCACATGGTCAAGAAGATGATCGAGATCGTGAAGAAATATGGCCTTGATTCGGCAAACAAGACGGAGAGATTGGAAAGGAAGATGGGTGTGGAAGGTACAAGAGAAGAGAGAACGGTAAGAGGCAAGCATTATGAGGCTGTGTATGGCGACTGTGTGGAAGAGACAAGGGCAATGGAGAGCAACAGCGTTGATTTGATACATACGTCGATACCGTTCGGCAATCACTACGAGTACAGCGCAAATTATAACGACTTCGGACACAATCAGGATACAGAGCGGTTCTTTGAACAGATGGACTACCTGACGCCGGAGCTTCTGAGGGTGCTGAAGCCGGGAAGAGTGGCGGCCATCCACGTTAAGGATAGAGTGCTGTTTGGAAATGCAACAGGCACAGGCATGCCGACTATTGAGCCATTCCACGCTGACTGTATAGAACACTATATGCGTCATGGCTTCCAGTATTTCGGAATGATAACAGTGGTTACGGATGTTGTACGAGAGAATAACCAGACATATCGTCTTGGATGGACTGAGCAGTGCAAGGACGGTACCAAGATGGGTGTGGGATGCCCTGAATATATTCTGTTATTCCGTAAGCTACCAACGGATCACAGCAAGGCATATGCTGATGAACCTGTCACAAAGTCCAAGGACGAATACACAAGAGCGCAGTGGCAGATAGATGCTCATGGATACTGGAGAAGTTCAGGAGACAGGCTGATAAGCAAAGAGGAGCTTGAGGGTGTATCTGTGGATAACTTACAGAGAGTGTACAGACAGTACAGCAGAGAGCACGTATACAACTATGAGGAGCATGTGGCACTTGCAAAAGAGCTTGATACAGATGGCAGGCTTCCAGCTACATTCATGGTTGTAGCGCCGGGATCCTGGAATCAGCTTGAGGTATGGGACGACATCAACAGGATGCGGACGCTCAACACGACACAGAGCAGACGAAGGGCAACGATGCACGTGTGCCCGCTGCAGCTTGATATTGTTGAGAGGATCATCAACAGATACAGCAATCCGGGCGATGTGGTATATGATCCGTTCGGCGGTCTTATGACAGTACCGATGATGGCAGTTAAAATGCACCGGTTCGGTAAGGGATGTGAACTGAATCCGGATTATTTCAGAGATGGTGTTGGTTATTTACAGGCAGAGGAGAATGAGGTGGATTCACCGACGTTGTTTGATTTTCTGGAGGTGGGCGACGAGTGATAAATGGAGAGCTTATTGTTGATAACTTTGCCGGAGGTGGTGGAGCATCAACAGGGATTTTACAAGTGTACATCAAGTACGGTTGTAAATAACGGAGCAGTAAGAGAACTGAGGTGATTACTATGAGAAATAATTTGAAGAATGCCAGAAAGACAAAAGGAATGACACAACAGGGAGTTGCCGATTATTTGGGTATCGGTCTCAGATATTATCAAAAGATAGAATCTGGAGACCGAACCGGTGATTTTGAAATATGGGATAACCTAGAGGATTTATTTTCTATTCATCAGAGGATCTTGCGTGAGATTGAATAAATGCATCTCTGCACAGCAGATAGTCAAGAGATACATTGAAGATGTCCGCTATCTTGACTAAACAATCCAGAGATGGAGAACGCTCACCTTGTTCATATTTTTGGTATGAACGCAAGGTTATACCAAGTAAATCAGCAGTTTTTTGCTGAGTAAAGCCATTTTCCATACGTATTTGACGGAGTCTTTTACCAAACATACATATAACCTCCACTTAAATTATACTTGACTACGCCCATATTGTACGCTATACTTCGTGAAAGAAATACGCCCGAAATGGGCGTAAAGAGTAGGAGGTGTACATATGGTTGAACTTATGGAAATTATTGAGCTGATGGTTGAATTGCCAGATGAAACCTTTCAGGAGGCAATAGTCAACTTAAGAGGCAACAAAAGTCTGAGCAAGGACTTTGTTGAACTATTGATTGATTTTACATCAGATGAAAGAGACAAAAAAATAAGACAATCCCAATTCGCCTAGCCAGCAAGGAAATTGTCTTATTGCAAGGAGTACCTTGTAAGTTAATTATATGGTGCTCCGATTCAAAAAACAAGAAGAAAAGGAGATTGATTACATGAACGATTTGAAGATATTTGAGAATAAAGAATTTGGAGAGATCAGAACAGCGGTTGTGGAAGATGAACCGATGTTTTGTTTAACAGATGTATGCAGAGCTCTTGGAATTACACATATAACTGATGTTAAAAGCAGATTAAGGAAAGATGGGGTCGGTACTAGCGAGGTCATCGACAGTTTAGGAAGAAAACAGACTGCGATATTTGTCAATGAATCAAATTTGTACAAGGTTATTTTCCAGAGCAGAAAAGAGGCGGCTGAGAGATTTACAGACTGGGTGACAAGTGAGGTGCTTCCATCCATCCGAAAGAACGGCGGGTACATAGTCGGACAGGAAACAATGTCGGATGACGAATTAATGGCCAGAGCCTTACAGGTAGCTCAGAACAAGATTCTGGAGAGGGACAAGCAGATAGAGACCATGAAGCCAAAGGCAATATTCGCCGATGCGGTTGCAGCAAGTCACACATCAATTTTGATCGGTGACCTTGCAAAGCTGATAAGCCAGAATGGCGTCAGCATCGGTCAGAAGCGCTTGTTTAAGTGGTTGCGTGATAATGGCTACCTCATCAAAAGAGAGGGCTCAGATCGAAATATGCCAACTCAGAGGAGCATGGAGATGAAGCTGTTTGAGGTGAAGGAAAGCACTATAAGCAATCCAGATGGATCAGTCAGAATCACCAGGACACCAAAGGTTACAGGTAAGGGACAGCAGTATTTCGTGAATAAGTTACTTGCTATCTGAAAGGAGAGACTACATGACAGAATTTGAGATAGATGCAGCATTTAACACCATCTGCCGACCTGGGCGGGTGGTGAGGATACTCACTAAGAACGGGAAAGAGGAGAATGTCCCTATAAGGGTTTGGAAGCGATGGACAATAGTTGAGGCATATGAACACCATGTACTGATGCAGAGCGAAAAGGGCTACCATGAGAGCTTCAGCAACATAGACATAAGAGAGTTGATCAGGAAGGGAGAGATACGATGGAGATAGTACCAGAGAGAATAGAGAATTGCAAAACTTGCAAATACAAATATAGAGACGAGTCACAGGAACCATGCGCACACTGCACCAAGAATGCAGTTGACAACTATGAGCCGATGACCAACGGCGACTACATCAGGTCGCTTGGTGATGCGGATCTTGCGCCGATCATCATGTGTCCGAGTGAGATTGGATTTGACGAGATTGGATTTGACGAGATTGTGTGTCAGAGGGGTAAGCAACATTGCATAGAATGTACCCGCAGATGGCTTGAGGCAGAAAGGAAGGTTGAGGAGTGATGGCACAGATTCCAAATGAGATCAAACAGGATCCGAACTGGGCAAGGGCAGTTGCTATCTCAAAACAGTATGCTGTAAGCACATACCCAGCTACCTGGGTGCTTAAATTCATAAACGAGTGGAATGCGGCCGTGGCAAGGTTGAGAAGATAGGAGTGTGGGAATATGGAAGAGAGAGAAGCAATAGCTAAATTAAAGGCAACAACAGATTATAGATATTCACATTATGCCTATACGAACGATACCGGAAAGGCATTTGATATGGCGATAAAGGCACTTGAAGAACAGGCATCAGAGAAACGTAAGTCAGAGAAATCAATGAGAATTGAGGCAAAAAAACTTATTGAGGAGCATCCAACAGTCTACGATGTGGACAAGGTTGTGGAGCAGTTGGAAACAGAGGGTAGCAAAATAGAAATACAGTACGAAAACAACTACGAAAAAGGGCTATTAGATGGGATTGGGAAAGCAATCGAAATTGTAAAGGAAGGTGGAACAGATGGAAGATAGATATCTATTCAAAGCAAAGAGAGCCGATAACGGAGAATGGGTAATTGGCAATCTAATTACAAATGTGTTCTTTAGATTAGGTCAAAGCATTCCATACATTTTATGCCCAGATAAAGCAGAATATGATTGCTTTGAGGATTTTACAGAGGAAAATGGAATTTTTGAAGTGCGACCAGATACAATCTGTCAATGTACCGGCTTAAGGGATAAGAACGGCAAGCTGATATGGGAAGGTGACATTATTTTGTTCCAACGAGATAATGATGATTGTCCATTCCCGGACAAAGATACAAAGAAAAGACTTGGAAAAGTATTTTATAAAGATTTTAGGACAACTTTTGCTATCGAAATGGGAAAGAGTGGAAGTGGGTCTTTGAATGATGATTTATGGAAATATGTTCAAAACGGAAATCGAGTTGAAGTTATTGGCAACATATTTGATAATCCAGAATTGATAAAGGAGAGGTGATACATAATGGCATACGCAGGCAAATGCGATAGATGCGGCGGGTTCTACGACATTCCGTTTGAACACGGAGCGCCGATAAGGACAAGAATTTTTGATGTGTACGATGGTGTAACAGATTCAAAGGACTTATGCCCGGACTGTATGCGGAATCTTTGCAACTTCCTTGGCGGGGCAGAACTTAACGACCCGTTAGAAAGACAGATAGGGTTTAAGACACAGGTAGATCCGTACAATCATTTGATGAACAGATTTACCCGGAAGGAGTGAGAGGATGGCAAAATCAGATAGAAAGCTACACGAAGCAAGAATGGCGGGAGCCGCCTGGCTGATGAATGTCATCAAGACACAGGGGCATGGAAGCGGCAAGGAAGAAACAGGCTTGGATTTCACCATCCGGGAGAACAAGTAGGAGGTGAGACGGTGAAAGCAAAAGAGTATCTAAATCAGGTCAAAATGCTTGAGGATTACATGGACAGGTTAAGCAATGAATATTTCAAGATGAAAGAACTTGCAATGAATCCGGGGGGATTTGACTATTCAAAGGAAAGGGTACAGTCCAGTGCCGTGGCAGATACTATGAGTCGTACAGTTGGTAGATATGTTGACCTTGAAACTGAGATGAATGAATGCAGAAAAACATTTGAAGATTTCCGGAATAAAGCAGTTCACCAGATGTGTCAGTTGCGTAATACGAAGTATACGGAGATATTGTATCAGAAGTACATAAACTATAAGTCATTAAAGGATATTGCAGAGGAGATGGAATATTCATACGACTGGGTAAGACATGCTCATGGCTGGGCTCTGCAGGAGTTCCAGCGAACATGGGGCGATTATCTAAAATCTGACACATTTATAGCACACTAAAAGCATTGTGCAAACACATGGTTGTGCTGTAAGATAGACCATGAAATATTGATTCATAAGGGACATGACTGTTTGCCATTTCGGTTGTGTCCCTTTTCTTATGCCCAGTGGTTGTAAACCTCCCCTTGTGAAAAGTGAACGCTGATCTCTCCCCACTGGGCTATTTTGTTTGAGGTGAGATATGAGTAAGATTAAAAGATTTGAGATTGTGATCCCGAAGAGAGTGAGAAAGAAAGTATAGCTTCGAACCTATACCGAAGCTAGGAAGAGGCAGATATGCAAATAGAGTATGTTGATATTGATAAGTTAATACCATATGCCAAGAATGCAAAGAAGCATCCACAGGAACAGGTTGAGCAGATAAAGCAGTCTATCAGTGAGTTTGGCTTCAATGATCCGCTTGCAATAGACGAGGGAAACGTCCTGATAGAGGGACATGGTAGGCTCATGGCAGCCAAGGAGCTTGGATATACCGAACTGCCTTGTATAAGGCTTACAGAGCTCACAGAGCAGCAGAAGAAAGCATATATTCTGGCGCACAACAAGTTGACCATGAACAGTGGTTTTGACTTGGATTTGCTCAACCAGGAGCTTACAGCCATAGAGGATTTTGACATGGCAGACTTTGGTTTTGATGTTCCAGATCTGCTTGAGGATGATGAGGATGACGGATACTACGGCGATGAACGAGAGCGAACATACGAGGAATACAACCTTGATGATTTTGACGGAGCAAGGGCAGAGGGATTTTATCAGATGCCGATTATAGAGGCACAGAACGCAGAACCGGATGAGCTGATATCATTCAATTATGTTCTATCCACCAAGAAGCGTAGATGTGGGGTGCATTTTTACATTGATGACTACCAGTTTGAACGGATCTGGAACAGCCCACAGCAGTATATGGACAAGCTGAGAGAGTTTGACTGTGTATTTACTCCAGACTTCAGCCTGTACATGGACATGCCAATGCCTATGAAGATATGGAACGTGTACAGAAGCCGCCTCATCGGTCAGATGATGCAGGACGTTGGTATCACTGTTATACCAACTCTTTCATGGGCTGAGAAAGAAACATATACATTCTGTTTTGACGGTATACAGCAGGGTGGAACTGTTTCAGTGTCAACTATTGGAGTCAAGCTGGATGACGAAAATAAGCAGATGTGGTATAATGGAATGACAGAAGCACTCAAGCGTATCAGGCCAAAGAGAGTGCTTGTATATGGCGGTGATATAGGTTATAAATTCCCTGACAGTATTCAGGTGAAATATTATGACAATAAAGCATTTAAGAGAGGTTAGGTGGGAGATATGCTTAAGGACACATTTTTACACCATATGAAGAAAGCTCAGGCATTCAGGATCGGAGATTATTTTATATATTATAGTCCGGCATCAATCGTTAATTATGATACGGATGAGGAAATAACATTCAAGAATATAGATGACCTCTATGAGAATGGAATGCTTGGAGATAAGAGACTTAAAGAATTTTGGGAATCTGAGGAGGATGCATTTAATAATCCTTTATGTTTGTGCGTGATTGATGACAGCAGTTTGTGGTTCCCGATAGAGGAAGAATAGATATTACACAGTTATAGTATGTTAGGACACTTCATTGTGAAGTGTCCTTTTTTCGTGGAGGTAAAGCAATTGGGTGGCAGAGGAGCAAACGCATTCAGGACAAAGCAAGGAGATAGAGGGCTATCATTTTCGAACGGAAGAGGCAAACCATCTGAGAAGTTGTTTCCTGCCTGGATGAATGGTTCAAAGAATACAGGAAGTATAGACAGGGTTATCAAGAATTTTAATGATAAGCATACCAAGAGTGGCCGAGAATGGGGAGTCCAAGTGGATGATAATGGATATGTGACACATTATTATAAGGGTTCCAGAGGTAGCGTGAGTTATGATGCATTTGAAAGCGAAGGTAAGCACTTTATACACAATCATCCAGCGAATGGATGGGGCAATTTTAGTGGGGCAGACCTTGAGACATGGGCAGGTAGTGGACAAAAGGCGGTAACAGCAAGTAGCAGAAACGCATTGCCACCTAGAGGTATAGATCCTAAGCTATACAGCAAAAGAAGAGCGGGAACGTATACGATTAAAAAGAAACCACATTTTAAGGCTACGGAGTTCAACAAAGCCATTCATAGCGTCAAGGTAAGTAGTGATAACTATGATGCGGATCTCAGTAAGTGGCTCAGCAGAAATGCAAAGAAGTATGGATATGAATATTCATATAAGCCAGCGAAGAATAAGGTGTAAATAGATTGATATGAAAGGCAGGTGAAACGGATGGGAAAGAGCTTTAAGGACATGACAAAAGAAGAGCTTCAGGAAGCAGGCAAGAAAGGCGGCGTCAAATCAGGTAAGACAAGAGCTGCAAAGAAGCAGATGAAAGATACCTTTGAGACTATCCTGTCCATGAGCCTGCATAAAGGCGCTGTGGTCAATATCGACAAGATAAAGAACATAGCAGATATAAAGGGCAAGAATATCACAGTCCAGGACGCTATACTCATAGCCCAAGTTCAGAAAGCCCTCAAAGGCTCAATTGCCAGTGCTGAGTTCATTAGGGATACAGTGGGGCAGAGGCCTGAGGATATTATCAATCTGAATACCGAGGGCGAAGATATGACATTGAATATAAATGTGTCGTATGGTGATGAAACACCTCTGGATAATTCAGAAGTGGAGGATATGGCAGACGATGAACATTAAAGTTGAGCTTAATCCTGCATTTAAGGAAGTGAACAGGAGCAAGAGAAGATATATAGTTATGAAAGGCTCGGCTGGATCCGGGAAAAGTGTTGACACAGCCACAAACTATATACTCAGGCTCCTTCAGGATCCAGGCAGGAATTTATTATGTGTAAGAAAATCAGATATAACAAACAGAGATAGCACTTTTGCAGAATTGCAGGGTGCTATTTTTCGTATGTTCGGTGATAAATATGAGAAATACTGGACCATCAAGCAAAACCCGCTCATGATCGAATGCAAGGCAAATTGTAACCAGATCATATTCAGAGGGGTAAATGATGATAAGCAGCGTGAAAAGCTGAAATCTATCACATTTAAGCGTGGAAAGCTCACGGATGTATGGATAGAAGAGGCTACGGAGCTTATGCAGAGTGATTTTGAGATTATAGATGACCGTCTCAGAGGTAAGCTGCCACCAGGGCAGTTCTACCAGATCAAGATGACATTTAACCCTGTATCAGCTACCCACTGGATAAAGAAAAACTTCTTTGATATTGAGGACGAGAATGTACTGACACATTCAAGCAACTATGTCAACAACAGATTTATTGATGCGGCATACAGGGCAAGAATGGAGAGACGTAAGAAGGTGGATCCTGAGGGATATAGGGTCTATGGACTTGGGGAGTGGGGCGAAGTTGGTGGCCTTATCCTTACAAACTATGTTGTTGAGGATTTTAACACAGATCACAGCAACTTCGATTATGTAGTGAATGCACAGGATTTTGGATTTAACCATGCAAATGCTTTGCTTGAGGTGGCTTTCAAGGATGGTGAATTGTACATCTGCAAAGAACTCTATGTGTACGAGAAAGACACGAACGAGATCATACAGATGGCAGCTGAAAAGCAGTTTGATAAAAAGCTAAATATGTACTGTGATTCAGCAGAGCCGGACAGAATCAAGATGTGGCAGAAAGCCGGATATAAGAGAGCCAGAGGAGTCCTAAAGGAGCCGGGAAGCGTACATGCACAGATAGATTATCTGAAGCAGATACCAAAGATACATATACATTATAGCTGCACAAACACATATGACGAGATCAGACAGTGGAAATGGCAGCTTGACCAGAAGACAAACGAGTACACCGATGAGCCTGTGCCGTTCTTTGACGATGCCATGGCGGCTCTCAGGTACTCAATAGAGGATATACGAAGAAACAGCCGTGTTAAGTCAAGGAAGAGACCGAAGGGATTATAAACACATGGCAGAAAGGATATATGCACGATGGCAATATACATAGATCCGGCAATGGTGCCGGACTTAGACAACATAGATTCAAGGGTTTTCAAATACCTCATACAGAAGCATAAAGGGCAGCTTGCCAGATGGGCTAAGTGTAAGGATTACTACGAGGGTAGACATGATATTCTTGCACACAAAGTGGATGACGATGATGATGTTGTAAGGTTCAATGTCAACTATGCTAAATATGTGGTTGATGTCGGCCTTGGCTATTATCTCGGTGAACCGGTCAAGTACAACAGCGACAAAGCGGATAAAGCGGATAAACAGCGCAAGGAGCTTGAAGGTGGTGTGAAAGCATCTATCAAGAATGGAAGCGTGAAGCTGTATGATCCTGACTTGTCCCAGAAACTTGATATAAGCCGCATACAGGACGTATACGACAATGAGACTATATCAGAGATAGATTCCAAGATAGGTAAGGCTATAGGCATATATGGTGAAGCCTATGAACAGCTTTATGCCAACAGCGATGAAAATCCAGAGCCACGAAGTACAGTAGTGAACCCTATGAACTGTATCATGGTCAGAGACAATACAGTGGAGCACAATAAGTTATTTGCGATTATTTATGAGATACAGGAAGATCTGAATGAATCAAAGTATTATTCAATCACTGTATGCAATGATCACAACACCAAAGAATACAGGAGTCGTGACCTTGATAACTTTGAATTTTACCTTGTTGAGGGCAGCGAACAGGAGCATTACTTTGGTGAGGTTCCTGTGGTGGAGTACCAGAACAACGATGAGAGACAGGGTGACTTTGAACAGATCATTCCTATGCAGGATGCACTCAACGAGCTTTTCAGCGACCGAGTGACAGACAAGAAGAAGTTCGTCAATTCAATCCTTGCCATGTTCGGTATGACATTAGATGACGATGACGAGAAAGAACTGAAGAAGAACCGCTTCATTGATGGCTTGCCACTGGATGGAAAGATAGAGTACATACAGAAAGCATTTGATGAAAACAGTGTTTCAGTGCTCTGTAATGATATTATCCGAGAAATCCACAAGATGACCCTTACAGTTGATATGACAGATGAGAATTTTGCAGGAAACAGCTCAGGACAGGCCCTCATGCTCAAGTTGATGGTTATGAATATGCTTGTGAAGAACAAGATGAGGAGCCTTGAGAAAGGGCTCAAGAAGAGATTCGAGATGTACAACCACTGGCTTAATGTCAAGGGTGAAATGTCTCTCATAGACAAGAAAGAGCTTGATGTTGTATTCACAGTTGCAATGCCAATAGATAAGCCAACAATCATCAATATGGTAACTCAGCTCAGGGGTATAGTGGATGATAAGACACTTCTTTCACAGCTCTGGTTTATCAAAGATGTTGATGAGGTCATAGAGAATGTGAAGAAGCAGAAAGCCGAAGAACAGCAGCAGTATTTAGATACATTTGTTAAACAGCATGCACAAGATATGGAGACACCTATAAAGGATGACAAAGAAAAGGATCCTGAGAAAGAGTAGGTGATCTATGAGCGACAACAACTATTGGGAGAAGAGAGCTGTAGATCTTGAGAAGCTCTCCCAGGACAGAGCCGATGTTGATATTATGCATGTAAACAAGCTCTTTGATGGCGCTGTGGATATCGTAGAGAAGCAGATAGAGGAGATATTTGGTAAGTATGCACGTGATTCAGGAATAAGCCAGGATGCCGCCTTGAGGCTTCTTAATGAAAAACAGACGGAGACTATGCGCCGCAATCTTATGATCACACTTGCACAGTGTCAGGAGGAGATAGCCAGGCAGGCTATACTTGCAAGGCTCAATGCTCCGGCTTATGCGGCTCGCATATCACGTCTTGAGGCATTAAAGGATTTGATACATGCGCAAGCCTATAAAGTTGGCTCTGCAGCTCATTACAGGCTCACAGACAGGCTTATAGATACATATGAGCAGAGCTACTACAGGAGCATATACGACCAGCAGAGAAGAACAGAGACAGGCTTTGACTTCACGAAGCTGACTGACAGGGATGTACAAGCGGCAATAGCAACCAATTGGGCGGGCTCCAATTATTCAAAGCGGGTATGGAAGAATACAAAGAAGCTGGCAGAGAGCCTTGAAGAGGTTATAACACAGGGCCTTATGACAGGACAGAGTATCAGAGATATGGAGCTGGCACTTGAGGCAAGGGTAGTAAGCGAAAGATATAAGATAAATCGTATTATCCGCACAGAGGTGAATCACTGTTGTAATCAGGGCACCTTGATGTCATATAAGGCGGCAGGAACACTCAGGTATATTTATCTTGCTACACTTGATATGAGAACATCATCTATATGCCGTAGTCTGGACAAGGAAGTATTCTTTGTTTCAAAGGCCAAGGTAGGTGTAAACTTCCCTCCTATGCACCCCAACTGCAGATCAACAACCATGGCATATCCTGAGGATGGGATTTTTCCAAAAGAGAGAATTGCAAGGGATCCGGAGACCAACAAGAACATTCATGTACCATTTGATATGAGTTATGCACAGTGGTACAGGAAGTATGTGTTGGAGAAGAAAGATGTTGATAATACAAAAAATGGTGATAATATAAGAGATATAATGTTTAAAGCGTCAAAGTCGGATGTAAACATTATTCGAGATGAAAAAGCTGTTGTTGACGCATACTCACAGTTGCCAGATAAAGTGCAGAAAGCAATGGCTGATGTAACCTTTAATATGGGGCAGAATGGCAGTAGTTGTGATGTAAAAAAAGGCATTATCAACATTGCCAAAGGCGCTGAGAAAGAGGATATAGATCATGAATTTGGACACCTGATAGAAGAACGCATGATGGATCCTAAAATTGTGGAAAAGTATAAGAAATACTTAACTGAGGGATTAAGCGATGCAGATATTACTTCGGAAATATATGAAAATGATTCAGGTGAAAAATTCAATATTTATATATTGCATGGTGATAAGTTTATAAGCGAATATCAAGGTAGATTATATATTGATAGCGTAACTGAGGCTATCACCCCAGATGGTAATTTAAATACAGAATTTATGTGGGAGGCTATTTCAGAGCTTTTCAGAGTGTATCAAAAGGACAAAACAATGCTCAATGAGTACGAGATCAAATTGATAGAGGAGGCATTAAGATGACTTTAAAAGAAGAGTTTTTAAGTATTACATCATATGAGGAATATGATAAGCAGAGAGAAAAATTTAGGTCATTGCCTAGAGATTCGGAGGTTAGAGCACATTTGGACAAACTGTATGGTCCAGGATACGTAGGCGGAGATATAGCCAATGGAGTTATAGAAGAACTATATAAGCCCGGAAAAAGGCATATAGGAGAAGAGTAGAAAAGAATGCTAGATGTGATTACAAGCACTGTACAGAGATGTATGGTGCTTTTTTAATGCATAAAATAGGAGGATAAGTAATGATAGTAACAGGAATGAAACACTTTGAGAATGTATGTCGCAAGAAGTTGACTGAATGGTATCGTAAGAATCACCCAGATATACAGATAGATGAGGGCGACATATATATTGTCTGGTCATGCAAGACATTACAGAATTATAAATGCCTTGCGTCAACAAATATCAGTGGTGATGGGATATATGCTGAGTATACCTACAATGGCAATAAACAGGAACTGTATGAGGATGTATACCATAAGTTGACAAATACGTGTTATACAGAGGAATAAGAACAGAATAGTAGCTAATTTAGATCATGGTAAAAACATGGTCTTTTTTATTGTCAAGGAAAAGACATTAAAACCTCAACAGCAAGGCATGAACTTGCTGGGGACATATCAATAGACTACTGGCAGGCATGAACTGACAGGCACAAGAAAGGAATGTATAAGCTATGGATGAAACACAGCAGACAACACAGACACAGGCACAGATTGGTGAGGCAACAACACAGCCTGGTACACAGACACAGGGAGCACAGCAGAACCAGGCAACAAGCACAGCATCACTTGAAGATGTGCTTAAGACTATGACAGTCGAGGAGATTCTGGCAAGACCAGAGTTCAAAAAGGCTGTTCAGTCAGCTTCGGACGCAAGAGTCACACAGGCACTTGCTACAGCCAAGGAGAAGTGGGACAAGGAAGCTATTGAAAACCTTGACGAGGCTAAGAAGCTGGAGAAGATGACAGCGGAGCAGAGAGCAAAATATCAGTTTGATAAGGATAAGGCCGCCTTTGACGCTGAGAAGAAAGCATTTGAGAGACAGCAGCTTGTACTTGCGACAGGCAAGGAGCTGATCAAGAGAGGGCTTGATGCTTCATTTGCTGATGTTCTGACAGGCGACACAGCAGAAGAGACAGCGGATAAGATTGATAAGTTTGAAGCATCTTTCAGAACAGCCGTTGCGGATTCTGTAAGCGACAAAATGAGAGGCACAGCACCAAGGGATAAGACCCAGGGCACGACAATAACCATGGATAGCATTAAGTCTATGAGTGCCGAGGAGATCAATGCACACTGGGATGAGGTGCAGAATGTGCTCAAGCAGAACAAGTAAGAAAGGACGATGAAATATGTCAGTTAAGAATTTTATTCCACAGATATGGAGTGCAAGACTTCTTGCACATCTTGACAAGATCCATGTATATGCAGGACTTGTCAACAGAGATTATGAGGGTGAGATCAAGCAGTTTGGTGATACTGTAAAGATCAACCAGATCGGAGATATCACGATCAAGAAGTATACAGGAGCGGCTATCGATGCTCCAGATGATCTTACAGGTGAGCAGGACACACTTACTATTGATCAGGCTAATTACTTCAATTTTGCCATCAAGGATGTGGACAATGCGCAGACCAACCCTAAGCTGATGAACGAGGCTATGGCAAGAGCCGCATATGGTCTGAATGATACGGTTGATTCACTGCTTGCAGGAATCATGGTAGCCGGTGCCGCTGGAGCAATCGGAAGTGATGAGTCGCCATTTGTTCCGACTAAGGATGATGCATATGACTTGCTTGTAGATCTTGGAACAGAACTCACAGAGAAGAATGTTCCACTTTTAGGCCGTTGGGTAGTTGTGCCACCATTCTATCATGGACTTCTCCAGAAGGATTCAAGATTCGTTGGCAATGGTACAGATGTAAACATGGCAATCCTTCAGGGCGGACACATCGGAGCTGCTGCAGGCTTCCAGATCTATGTATCAAACAATGTACCAAACACAGATGGTGCAAAGTACAAGATACTTGCCGGTACAAATGCCGGTGCTTCATTCGCTGAGCAGATCACTGAGACAGAGGGCTACAGACCAGAGAGCAACTTCTCAGATGCTGTCAAGGGACTTCACCTCTGTGGTGTCAAGGTACTCCAGAAGAATGCACTTGCAACTCTCACAGTGAACAGGAAGTAGGAGGGCAGATATGGCTATTATAAAGAATATTATCACAGGACACAGCTTCACTTGCCGGAATGAGCGTGTTGTAGAGCATTGCCGCAAGGACATAAAGACCTTTGTTATAGAGGATGAGCCGGCCAGCGTGGCACCGGCAGAGGATGAGCCGGTGGAGGATACCGAGGCAGAGGAAGAGCCAAAGCCTCAGAAGAAAACAAAGACAGCCACAAAGGCGACCGACTGAGAGGTGATACATGATGGATTCACTGGCAAGGCTTAAGAGGAAGATAGGCTCTGATAAGGATATAAGCGATGAGATCCTTACCGATTATCTGGAAGAGGCGAAGGATGAGATAGTTCTGTTTCTGAATGTGAAGCAGTTCGATGAAGCCTTTGCCTCAAAGGCGGTCGAGATCGCAGCTATACTCTATGAGAGAGACCAGGCTGACAAGCATATAAAGTCTGAGAGTTATTCAGAGGGTGTTGTGTCCGAGAATACAACATATCTCACAGGAGAGAGCTTTGATACACAGGTTGATAAGGTCCTGGACAGCCTCAAGAGATACAGGAGGGTATATGTCAAGCATAAGAAGAAAGATAGCACAGAAGAGACAGAATAGCGGGATATATCGCTATTCTGTACGTGAGGGTAGGTATGGTAACGAAACATATGTATATGAGACGGAGCCATCTGGAATACTTGAGGGAATCCTGTGGAGTCCTATATCTTCAGAGGTTGAAGTAGCTGAGTATGGTGAGCGTGTCAATGAGATGCTTCAGGGATGTGTTTTCGACTCCATCAGTCTGAAAGAAAAAGACAGGGTGAAGGTGGGCGATAACATGTACAACGTGGAATCCATCAAACCTTATCCCTCTTATCGCCTTGTCATCATAGAAAGGGTGAAGTAGATATGCCTATTGAAATCAAAGGACTGGATACGCTCATAAGTGCCCTGGATAAACTTTCTAATGGGATTGATGGCAATGTAAAGCAGATTGTGGAACAGGAAGCCGACCGCATAGCAGGAGAAGCCAGAGCACTTGCCCCTGTTGATGGTGGATATCTCAGAGAGAAGATACAAACAAGGGTAACCGAGACAGAGGATAAGATTGTTGGTGAGGTATACAACAATGCAAGCTATGCAGCATATGTGGAGTTTGGCACAGGACCCGTTGGACAGGCGGCAGGCCTTAAGATTGAGGGTATAGACCTCACATACAGGCAGACACCATGGATGATACCTGTTGACAAGATAGATAAGGCTCAGGCTGAAAAGTATCACTTCATTCCTATAAAGAAGGATGGAGAGGTTATTGGATATCTTACCAGAGGACAGGCACCACAACCATACCTTTACCCGGCAATGAAGAACAATGAGGAACACATAGTAGAAAGGCTGAAATCAGCAGTAAGAATGGAGAGTAAGATCACCATATGATAGACGCAAGAGGACAGATCAGAGAGCTGCTTGAGAGTATAGATCACGATAGACTTAAGGTGAAAATGAGCTACCCCAAGTCCATTGGAGATGTTCCGCTTATCACATTTATACAGATAGCCAATACTAGCACAGGGATGCACAGCGTTGTTGACAATCTGGGTTTTCAGATAGACATATGGGCAACCACTCTGGATGAATGTATAGATATCATGCTGAAGGTTGATGAGAAGATGGTGGATCTTGGATTCAACAGGGACTACGAAAGCCCGGATGACGATGGAGATAATGTTGATGCCAGCGGATATTGCAGAAAGACTCTCAGATATAGCAGCAAAGTAGACACAAGAACAAACAGGCTTATTTCATAAGCAGAAAGGATGGTATAAAACAATGGCAGATACACCAAAGCAGGGACTTGCCTCAATAGGTCTTGATATCAAGATAGGCAAGACAGCCCTTAATTATGCAACAAAGATAGGAGACATTGGAGGAACACCTTCATCACTTGATGCTACATGCTTCAAGGATAAGTCAAAGAAAAGTGTTCCAGGTGTGCAGGAGAACGATAGCTGGGAGGTAGAGTATCTCTATGACAATGGAGCAACAACCTCAGACTATCGTATACTCAAGGGCCTTGAGGATGCTGGGGCTATAGTTGATGTTGAGGTCACATTCCCTGACAAGACAGTATTCAAGAATAAGGGATATGTTACAACGACAGTTACCGGTGCCGAGGTCAACAACCTCATTAAGGCAAAGGCAGTTGTAAACCTTCAGGGTGAGTGGGAGGTTACTGATCCGGTAGAAGCGTAATCCATTTTTGTAATACAACAATATGAAATAATACATCACAGGCAGGGGGCATGGTCTCCCTGCCTTTTTAGGAGGTAAAGCAGATATGCAGACATTGGAAATCAAACTCAAGGTAGATGGAGCAGAGAAGAAGTTTCACTTGAGACTTACAGCAGGTGGTCAGAAGATTCTCAAGGAGAAGTACGAAGAGAACATGCTGGCAACTCTTATGGGTGCAGTAGATGATATAGACAGAGCGGTTGATATTCTTGGCATAGCTCTGGGTTACAAGGACAATGACAACGAGATCACAGATGGAGAGGAGTTTTACGATCTGCTTGTTGAGAACGGCAGAAGCGGAGCTGAGGACTTTGCAAAGGTCCTTACCGACATTGCAGTCAATTCTGGAATCATCAAGAAGGATCAGGCAAACAGTGTTGTGAACAGCATCAATACAACATATAAGACTATGTTTGACAGCCTTGAGGAAAGGGTAGAGAAGCTGCAGAAGGATAATGGACAGACCCCAACGGCGGGCGATTCCGAAGATAAGTCAGACAGCACTCCCTTATGATATAGATAGGCTTCTCTTTGAAGCAAGGATAGCCGGTGTGGGCTTCTTTGAGGCATTGGATTATACCTGGGGTGAGCTTGTTGAAATGATAAAGGTTTACAACGAGTGGGAACGCAGGAAGCACCAGCAAGAAGCCAACATAGCATTCAGGCAGGCTGAGCTTATATCCATGTGGGTATGGAAGAATGATGGAGATATAAATGTATCAGATATATTCCCATACTGGAACGAGGAAGAAAAGAGACAGGCAGAGCTTGAGAAGTACAAGGCAATAATGTACAGGCATGTGGATAAGAGCAAAAAATAAATCATGAAGAAATACGAAAAGGAAGGAGGTGGGACAGAATATGACAATAGAGGAGATATCCGTCAAGTTTACTGCTGACACCAATGAGCTGAAGAAAGCTCTTTCAGATATTACCGAAACTCTCAAGGGAACTGAAGCACAGACCATGGACATAGCAAGTGCCTTGGATGAGATAACGCAGCCTATCAAGGATATGTCAAAAGACCTCAGGACGCTCACAGAGCAGAGTGCTGCATATAACAAGCAGATGTCAGAGGTTACGAAGACTGTTAGCGGAACAGGCAAGGCGGTTGGTGAGATAAATTCCAAGATGCAGACTGTATCAAAGCAGAGCACTGCTGAAACGGCCAAAATAACGACCGGATGGAAAAAAGTCAAAGAAACTATGCAGGATGTATTCAACTCAAGGCCAACAGCTAATTGGGGTGGGAATACAAACAATGGCGGTGAGACGAGATCGTATAAGGTTTCGAGAAATCCCGGTGATGCAACACAGGAAAAGGCACAGAAAGCTCTTGATGCGGAACAGGCCAAGCTCCAGAAGTTGCAGAATACCCTCAATGGGTACAGGATAAAGCTGGACGCAGTGAATCAGAAGTACGATATACAGAATCAGAAGGTTCAGAAAACCAGTAATGATATACAGGCACAGCAAACAAGACTTGATGGTTTAAAAAGAGATTATGAGGCGATGTCCTCAATAATGTCTGAGCTGAATATTGACGACAGCATAAATGCAGAGATGGTCAGACTCAAGACTACACTTGATGAAAATAAAATATCAGCCAACGAGTTATTCAATGCCATGGAGAGACTCAAGCAGTCTCCTTATGACATCATAGATGTTGGTAATTCGTTCATGTCCATGGAAGACATGACTAAAAAGATGAATGAACTGGATACATCAAGTGAACAGGCATGGGGAAGACTTGAGAAGTTGGAAACAGCCATGGAAGGAGTCAGTGCCGAAAGCAGAAACTTTGGAAGCACACAGGGGCTTCAGAGAATGAACTCTATTATTACTCAGCAGGAGAATAAACTGAGATCACTTCAGAACGCATATAGTACGGCATCGGCACAGTCAGCAAGTTTAAGCGGTAAGCAGGAAATGCTTCAGGCAAATATGCAGCAGACAAGGGATTCTATACAGCAGGCACAGGAACGCATATCACAGCTCAGTGCCGCTTTGCAGAATACATCTCAGAATACATCTACTGGCTTTTTTGGCAGACTTGCATCTACTGTCAAGAATGTCGGTAATGCTACTGCATCACTGATTCATAGGTTCCAAAATGGTGTGTCCCACATAAGAAACTTTGGAACTGCGGCGGGCAATGCTGGGCACAGACTGCTCTCTCTTTATGAGAATACAACACTGATAGGAAGAGGATTATCATCACTTAAAGATAAGCTGTCAGGATTAAGCTCTAAGTTTACACAGACTGCCAGAATGGTGAAGTCTATGGTGCTCTCAATGCTGTTTATGCAGCTTATGAGTGGCATGGGTGAGACCTTGCAGAGCTTTGCGAAGCAATCGGCAGTTGTGAACAATGATCTGTCACTGCTGGCATCATCATTTACCTATCTGAAAAGTAGCATATTATCAGCATTTCAGCCGCTACTCAGCTATATAACACCAATACTTACAAGTATAGTGAACACTGTGGCTGATGCATTCAACAAGCTAGCTGAGTTCTTTGCATACCTTACAGGTCAAACAACATTTGAAAAGGCTGTATATACTCAGAAAGATTATTCGGCAAGCCTTGACCAGTCGGCGGCAAGTGCAAAGAAACTGCAGAATGTGCTGCTGGGGTTTGACGAGATCACCAAGCTGGATGATAACAGTGGAAGCTCCGGAAGCGGCAGCTCCGGAAACGGACTGAATACAGGCAACTGGAAAACCACAAAGGTTGATATATCAAGCAGCCTTGCAGATTCTATCAAGAGTGGCAACTGGGAAGCTGTTGGAAAGGCCCTTGGAGACAAGATAAACAGTGCTTTAGGATCTATTGATTGGAGCAGTGTCCAGAAGAAGTGCAACAGCATAGCCGAGAAGATAGCCGACTTTTTAAATGGAGCAGTTGAGGAGACAGACTGGAATCTTGTAGGATCCACACTTGGTAATGGAATCAACACAATTCTGGGAGCAATCAATACATTCCAGAAGAAGTTTGATTTTAAGAAGTGGGGAGAGTCCCTTGCGGAAACACTAAACAGCACGCTGTCCACTACAGATTGGTCGCTGGCTGGAGATACGCTTGGTACAGCGGTTCAGAATGTCATAGATACAGGCTTTGGCTTTGCCAAGACGTTTGATTGGAAGAAAGCCGGGGAGAGTGCAAGCAAGACAGTTAATAACTTCTTTGGAGCGATAGACTTTAAGGAGGGTGGTAAGACCTTCGGTGAGGGTGTAAAGGGTGTACTGAACAGTATATCGACATTCTTCGATGAAGTGGACTGGGATTCTATTGGTACAGATCTTGTCGATGCAATAACATCGGTAGACTGGATAGGAATCATTACAGGTGCTATCAAGGCTGTCATCAGTGTTGCAGGCGCATTTTACAAATTGGTACTTGCTATCTGGGATGCTATTATCAATCAGATCAAGAGCACAGACTGGTCAGATCAGGCACAGAAGATATGGGAAGGTATCAAAGATGTATGGGCTAAACTCAAGGATACAGCACTTGAGGTTGGTCTCAAGTTGAAGAATACTTTGTCAGATATTTGGGAATCGATAAAGAGCCTGTGGGGAGACTCAGAAAACAAGTCACTGCCTATAGCAGCAAAGTTGTCAGCGGCGCTTGATGAGGAAACTGTTGGTAAGATAAAAGGCTGGGCAACAGATAAGCTGCAGGACTGGAAAGATAAAACCGCTATATTGACTGCCACTGTAGCAACTACACCAGCGGCTATAAGACAATGGTGGAAGGACAGGGCGGATCAGTGGAAGGATAAGATATCAAAGTTTAGCGTTAATTCCGTGACAACGATTCAGAACATAAAAACGTGGTGGAACAATAGATCGGCACAGTGGAAAAATAAGATATCAAAGTTTAGCGTTAATTCCGTGACAACGATTCAGAGCATAAAAACGTGGTGGAACAATAGAGCGGCACAGTGGAAGAATAAGACTGTAAGGTTCACAATCGTAGCAGCTACTTCTGCGCAGGCACTAAAAAACGGTTTCAGATCAGCCATAAATACGGTTATTGGATGGATAAATACTTACATTATCGACAATCTTAACAAGCTGAGTTGGAAGATTAATCCTATCCGTTATTATGATATTATTCACGGAAAATATAAGACATTATTCGATGGAACTACAATTGGTTTTAATGTTGGACATATATCCACATTTGCGACTGGCGGTTTCCCGGAGGACGGCTTGTTCATGGCGAACCACGGAGAGCTTGTTGGTAAGTTCAGCAATGGTAAGACAGCAGTTGCGAATAATGCTCAGATAGTCGAAGGTATTGAAGCTGGTGTATACAGGGCGGTCACAGCGGCGAACAGCGGTGGCGGCAAGCCAGGTGGAAACACACCTGTGATAAATGTATATGTCGGCGGCAAACAGGTTACAGATGTTGTTATAAAGGACATCAACGGCAGGACCATCCAGACAGGCAAGAATCCAATATTGGTATAGGAAAGGAGTGAGACTGTGGCAGCAGAGCTTGTTATAAATGGAGTGGACATGCCAGATCCAGCGATCAATGGTGGTCTCACTTATGCGCCAGAGAAGATCTGGAGCAAGAACACTGGGCGAGTCTCGGATGGAGAAATGTTCGGTGATATCGTGGCCAGAAAGATGACATTGAAGATTAAGTGGAATTACCTCACAGAATCACAGATAGCACTTATAGAGAGTGCAATCTATGATTCTTTTTTTGATGTTAAATTCAAGGATCCACGAACAAAGCAATATGTAACAAAGAGGATGTATGCAGGCACTCCGACATACCCGGTATATGACATACGTGATGGAATGTACAGGTATACAGGGGTTGGAGTTGACCTGATAGAGAAGTAGGAGATATCGGATGTACACGAAAGTATCAGATAACTTTGGCAATAGAATAATGGGCGATGGCAGAACCTTCAGAGCACGTATAACATGTGATGACACTGTCATAGAATCCGGTTTTGTCAGTGTTGATATGAAGTGTATAGCCGGAACTGGAACAAGCACCTTAGAGATAGGGTGCGCCAGTTCCACGCAGCTTGATATCACAATGATACAGCCGGATATAAGTCTGACCGGCAAGGAATTTCTGCTTGAGATAGGCCTCATGCTTGATGATGACAGTATAGAGTATGTCAAGATGGGATACTTCATGGCCCAGAAACCTACTGTTGATGATGGCAGGATCACATTCACGGCATACGACAGGATGGCTTACAAGATGTCAGGATATTATCTGTCTAATCTCTTATATCCTTGTGATATATCGGAGGTATGTGCAGAGATAGAGACATTGACAGGCATCAGAATGAAGAATGCTCCGTCAGGAATCAACATATCAAAAAACTTTGATGGCTACACATACAGACAGGCAGTTGGGTTCATAGCCGGCCTTACTGGTAAGTTTGCGACATTTGACAGGAACGGAGTGCTTGATTTCAGGTGGTACACGACAACGGATTATTCGGTAGGGCTTAACAGGTCGTTTGATGATGTTGTTGTGCAAGAGAACATGTTTCAGGTTGGGTATATCTCATGTGCTGTTGATGAGAACAGCACAATAAAATCAGGACAGGGGCTTACAGGAATAGCAACAAGCAACTTCCTGATGACACAGGAGATTCTTGACGGCCTGTATGCAAAGCTGAAGGATATGAGCTATCATCCAACGACATGCAGTTTTGCGGGTGATATGAGACTTGAGCTTGGAGATATAGTACAGGTATTGAGCAGAGATGGCAAAGCATATCCGGTGCCGGTCATGAGCTTGGATTTCAGTTATGACGGCGGGCTTATAACGGCTATCGGATCATATGGCAGTACAGAACTCAGTGAAGCGACATATGTAAGCCCAACCGAGAACTATGTGCAGCAGGTATACAGGCGTTTGTACGCAGATAAGCTGGATGCGAAAGATGCGGCTATCAAGTATGCACAGATAGATTTTGCAAATATAGGTAAGGCAGCTCTGGAGCAGTTTTTCGCCAAGTCGGGATTGATTGAAGATGTTGTGGTCGGTGATCAGAAGGTCACAGGAACACTCGTTGGTGTGACTATCCTGGGAGACAGTATCAAGGGTGGTACAGTCATAGCGGATAAGCTCGTCATCAAGGGTGAAGATGGTCTGTATTACAAACTGAATACTGATGGTAACACAGTAGAGAAAGAGCAGACGGATTACAACAGCCTTGATGGCGGTGTGATCAGAGCCAAGTCTATCACGGCAACTAAGATAGCTGTTGATGATCTTGTGGCATTTGGAGCAACAATAGGCGGCTGGCACATAGCGGATGGTGGTTTATACTCTGGCGCAAAAGAGAGTATGAGTAATACATCCCGGGGAACATATCTCGGAAGTGATGGCCAGATAAACATTGGTGATTCTGACAATTTCATAATGTTCTATGTTGACAATAAGGGAGAATCCCATCTTGCCATATCGGCAGATAAATTTACCCTCGGTAAGCAGAACATAGAGGACGTTATAAGCGACATAAAACAGGATGTTGATAATGTTAGAGATGAGATAACCACACTCCTGAGGATAGAATCATCAAGAGGAACCGTATTTAAAAATAATGCAGTATCAACAGTCTTGTCTGTGGTGATATACCACGGAAAAGACAGGATAACAGAAATAGATAAGTTACATGAAGTGTATGGAAGTTCAGCCTACATCCAGTGGAAATGGCAGAAACTTGATGAAGAAGAATATGGAATAATATCATCCGCCGATTCAAGAATGAGTAACGACGGATTTTCTTTTACCCTTTCACCAGATGACGTGGACACAAAAGTAACTTTCATGTGTGAACTTATAACAGATTAAGGAGGATTATATATATGGCAACAATAAAAGCAGCAGATCAGGTTACTGTACTTGATGTATCAGATGCTTACAACGTAGTGTTGTCAAGCGAAGCATACACATTCCTTGGGGACACGCAGGGAGCTGCGGCCGGTTCTAAATGCACAACAGATGCGGCAGCATATTGTGGTAATAACATGTGTTCCGTTGTTACAGTAGATGCCAAGGCAATAGTTTGCCCAACAGGAGTGACAGCTGCGGTAAGTAACAGTGGAACTTCAAAAGTCACAATCACGTTTACTCTGACGGCGAAGCTGACAACTGCATGCGAGGCAACTATCCCAGTTGTTGTTGATGGGGTAACGATCAACAAGAAGTTCTCGTTTGCCGTAGCGAAGACAGGAGCAACAGGAGCTAAAGGCGATAAAGGTGATCAGGGAGTACAGGGACCTCAGGGCCCGCAGGGTGTATCCCCAACTGTATCAGTCACTAAAACAAACGGCGTGACAACCATAACCATCACCGATAAAGACGGTACACATACCCAGACTGTTAAGGACGGCACTAATGGAACTCCAGGGGCAGCTGGGGCAAACGGCAAGACATCGTATTTTCATGTAAAATATTCAAACGATGGAGGAAAAACATTCACATCAAACTCGGGTGAAGATGTTGGAATGTATATAGGTACATGTACAGATTATAACCCGACAGACCCGGCAACAGTAGGGGCTTATACATGGGCAAGAATCAAAGGCGAAACGGGCGCCAAGGGTGATAAAGGCGCAACTGGAGAAACTGGCCCTCAGGGTGAGAAAGGCGCAACAGGAGCAACAGGCCCACAGGGCCCTCAGGGCAATGCAGGAGCGGATGCACTGACATTAACAATTACATCAAGTGCCGGAATCATCTTTAAGAATAACACCGGTTCTACGGTACTTACAGCACATGTATTCAAGGGCAGTGCTGAACAAACTATTTCTTCAACAGGAGTAGTATCTGGGATAGGTACAGTCAAGTGGTATGCAGGCGGAGTATACCAGAAGTCTTCAAATACTTATGCGGTGGGTGCAGGAGATGTACCTAACTCACTGGCTATAACATGTCAGCTTGAAGCGTAAGGGGGTGTTTCTATGGCTACAATCAAAGCCAAGGCAGAAATAACCATATTTAATGTCAAGGATGTCAAGAGTGTAACAAGATATTATCTACTTCAGTCATCCACGGCTACAGCACCAGCTAAGCCAACGGCAAATCCTCCCGGTGGGAAATGGGTTACAACTGAGCCAAGCTACACCAGTGGATCTACCAATACTTTGTACTTTGTAGATCAGACAATATTGAGTGATGGTTCTGTGTCATATTCAGATGTATCTAAGTCAAGCAGCTATGAAGCGGCAAAGGCAGCTTACAACAAGGCTCTGTCAGTTGAGAAGTCTGGGAATGAATTGAAGCTATTCTGGGAGAAACTTATAAACGTTGACGAAGCGGATCCGGACAACTATTCAAAGTATATAACATTCAAGGATGGCAACATCATTGTAGGTATCGCTGGACTGAAGCAGCAGCTTGTGATCGGAAGCGATGGTATATACATAACGAATGACAGTTCGGTGAGCGCAGCTAAGGCAGGCGTGGTATGGCTTGGAAAGAATACTATCATCGGTGATAACTCTGGCGAGTCGTCACTGACAGTCAGAGGAGATGTGGGAGCGTCACTTTTTAAGGTAATAGACTCAATCTTAGCATCGACTTGGCTGACCGCAAGGGATAATGCGGTATTTAATGCTGGCGATACCATTCTTGACAACGACTATTACCCGCTCATATCGCTTCCAACCCTAAATTCGACTTGGGCAGTAGCGGCATACAATAGTGTGTATGGAAATGCACTTGCGTTTACGAGGACAACAGATAGTGACTATTCAGCCGGTACAAACAGGAAGACAGGCAACTCATCTTATCTTGACAGCGGCATTGGAATGGCTCTCGATGGTACAGGTGTATCTGGAGCAATAACGGTTAACAGCACAAATGCATCTAATATAACAAACAGAAACCTCAGACGTATCGGCAATGTTGTGCAGATGTACATGTCATGTAAGGTCAAGAAGTCATACGCTGTTGGTAGGACCGGAACTGTAGGTGTTGCATCCGTCCCGACTGGTTTCAGGCCGGTATCGATCGTAGCTGTATCATCCGGTCAGCAGGGACCGCCGGTTACAGGAATCGTGGGGCCTGACGGAAACATCTGCATGATGGGTACTACAGTGAAACTTGCAGCAAATGATGAGATATCACTCTCTGGAACATGGCTGACAGGCGATAAATTGACATCTTAATTTAGGAGGATAAAAAGTATGAAAAATGCAATATGTACAACCGCCGGAGCAATAGGCGGTGTGATAGCATCCCTGTTTGGTGGATGGGATGCAGGGCTGGCAACACTGGTCATGTTCATGGCCATAGACTATGTGAGTGGCTTGGTGGTGGCTGGAGTTTTTCACAACAGTAAGAAAACAACGTCAGGAGCCTTAGAGAGCAAGGCAGGATGGAAGGGATTATGTCGTAAGGGCATGTCCCTTTTGTTTGTATTGATAGCCTATAGGCTCGATCTGGCGATAGGGTCAAACTATATCCGGGATGCGGTGATAATAGGATTTATTGTAAATGAGACGATCAGTATTGTGGAGAACGCTGGTCTCATGGGTGTACCGCTTCCTAAGGTAATCAATAAAGCAATAGATATATTAACCTCAAAGAGCGAAGAGAAAGGTGGGGAATAATATGAATGGAATAGACATCAGTGCATGGCAGGGAGATAAAAATATAGACCTTGCCAAAGTGCCATACGACTTCTGCATCGTGAAGGCGACCGAGGGAACGAACTACAAGAACAGATACTTTGCAGCGCATTGCGATAAAGTTTTGAGTAGAAAAAAACTTCTGGGAGTATACCACTATTCAAATGGCGGAGATCCACAGAAAGAGGCTGACCACTTCCTTGCGTATGTAAAGAAGTATATCGGCAAGGCGGTACTTATTCTGGATTGGGAAGCCAAGGACAACCATCTGTTTGGTGTCAAGGATCTGGAATGGTGCTTGCAGTGGTGCAGTTATGTGCAGAAAAAGACAGGCATTAAGCCACTGATATACATCCAGAAGAGCGCTATGGATGCAGTGAAGAAAACTGGTTTTGGCCTGTGGGTCGCTCAGTACCCAGATTATGTTGAGACTGGATACCAGGAGCACCCATGGAACGAAGGAAAATATAATTGCTTGATCAGGCAGTATACATCTGTTGGCAAGCTCTCAGGCTACAATGGCAACCTTGACCTCAACAAAGCATACATAAGTGCAGCATCATGGCACAAGCTAGCTACTAAGGCTGTGAAGATTGTCACTATTAAGCCGGTAAAGAAGAGCGTCAACACACTGGCTAAAGAGGTGCTGGCGGGCAAGTGGGGCAACGGTACTGATCGTAAGAATAGACTCACAAAGGCTGGATATGATTACAATAAGGTACAGGCAGCAGTCAACAAGCTCGTCAAGGCTTCACAGATGTCAGAGGACAAGATCATCAATGCAGTTGCTCATGAAGTCATCATAGGCAAGTGGGGCAACGGACAGGAGCGTATCAATAGGCTTAAGGCAGCGGGGTATAATCCAACTATAATCCAGAACAAAGTCAATGAGATTTTGAAGTAGAACAGAGAGCCCATCATAGCAATATGGTGGGCTTTTTTTAGGGGCAATTTAGGGGCAATTTAGGGGCAATTTAGGGGCAAAAAATTGATTTGCCATGATATGTTATTACACGAAGTACCTTCAAAAAGTAACGTATTTAAGCCATTTTGAGATATTTTGACATATCAATATATTAATTATAAAATAAACAATATGTATAAATGTATACAATGGAGGAGAGAGATGAATAGAAGGAGAACAAAAAAGGGGGCGTCGGATTCTACAGAAATGGTAGATACGATAGGCTTCAATATGCGGGATATCCGCAAAAACAGCAGATCTTCGAAGTATACGGTAAAGTATATGGTTGCGGAGATAAATGAGCTCCTGCCGGAGAATCATAAGATAACAGAAGGGATATATTACAAGTGGGAGAATGAGGAGAGGCTTCCGACAGCGCGGCACATTCCGGCTATAGCTAGTGTTCTCGGTGTGTCTGAGACTGCACTTTTTCACTGGCAGGGTATGAAGAATGGAACTGTCAACAGTAAATATAGTCAACTGGTTGAGAGCGTTAAAGCACTTGGAGATGACAAGACGGCTGATATAGCCTGGCTTGCATCGGGTTGGTCAGGTGACCTTAAAGCTCTGGTTGAATTTGACATGCTGTATGCAAGTCTGCCTGCGGAGGACAGACGGGATGTGGCATCTCTTGGAATAAGATTATATGATGTGTGCAGGAAAGAGGGCAGACTGAATCAGGATGTGCCATCTGTGGATTTCTCTTATTTGCAGCAGGCTCTCAGGGATCTGTGGGCATCAAAGTAA